GATGAAGATACCGGAAACCTTAGAGATAGTACAAGTAGAATATTCTTTGACCCATCACTTCCTGGTATGGCGATTAAAGAAGCTGGTACAACACGTCTTAAAGTAAACTATGGAGCATTGACTAATTTAGCAGGCGCATCCATAAATCTATCTTCAGTATCTTTTGCATATGGACCAACCTCGATTGCAGGTGGTTTTGATATTAATGTGGAAAGTGATGGGGAAACATTTAATGTGGCTTCTGGATTATATGTAGATAGTAGTGTTCTTTGGCCGGATGATTTTGAAGTTATTAGTGCTTTTAACCGTACGGGTTATGCGGACTTATATTGGGGATATAGAATTTATCAAGGTGCAACTATTGGGGTAGATGGTTCTGGTACATTAATACAAGAAGTAATTGTTGCATCTACATACTGGGGTGGTGGGATAGATGAAACCTATGCGTACTTTAGTGGGTATAACGGAAGTTTTTCGTTTTCACCACCAAATTCTGGGGCAACTGATTATCAAATCAAATATTTCTTTGTTTGTCAAGGTTATAATACTAGTACTGGTGGTAGTGGTGGGGGATTTACTGTTAGTTTTGGAGTAAGTGTACCAAGTATATCCGCATCAAAAAATGTAAATGTTGTGGAATTGACAAATGACGGTATTCAAGTTGCAACATCACCTAATAGATATATTAAATTACAAAGAAATGATAATGCAGCTATTTCGGTATTAGAAAGTAAAGGATTTATGAGTTTAATAGGTGATTCTTCTAACACCATACTTCAATTATCCGGAACAACTGGCGGTACTGCAATTGATATAGCAGCCAGTACTGGTAAAATTGCTATGAATGGTAATAGTATTGAATTGGGGTCTGGTGCTATAACTTGGAATCCTGGAAGTAACGCCGGTATAATAACAACTTATGTTGATGGTGGAGTTAGACCTGCTATAATATTAACAAATGTTGGTAGTCCTGGTGGTGGTACTATTAGAGGTATGGAAATATCACTATCTACTTGGAGAGTTGGTAGAAATACATCTGCAAGAAGATTTAAAGAAGAAATAGAAGATTGGCAACATCCATCCATATTAGATGCTATAAATAATGTTCCAATAAGGACTTATTATTGGAAAATTGATAAAGATGCTGAAACTAGACCTCAACAAATAGGTATTATTGCCGAAGAACTGGAAGCTGGTGGATTGGAAGAATATGTAGATTATGATTGGTTTGAAGATCCTGATAATCCTGAAGGACCTAAAAAATGGATGACTTCTGGTATTGCTAAACAAGAATTAGTATTTGTATTGTGGAAAGCGGTTCAAGAATTATCACAAAAAGTAAAAGATTTAGAAAATAAATTGAATTCTTAACATTTTGATATATATTTATATACAAAGAATAATATGGAAAAATATACTGAAAAATTAGAAGAATCTTTAATAGAAAGATTGAGAGAATTAAGAAATAAACAAACAGAATTAATTGTAAACATAGGACAATTACATTTAGAATTGAAACAAATGAATTCTGCTATGCAAAGTATGGAATCTCAATATTTGACAATTAATAGTGAATTAAACGATAAATTGAAAGATTTAGAAGCAAAATATCCAAATGGTGAAGTTGATTTAGTAGATGGTGTTGTTACCTTTGAAAAATAATTTGGTAGAATCAAAATAATTTCGTATATTTGTTACAATTTATGGCAAAGAAAAAGTTACTTTATGTATGTCCGCATTTATCCACAGGCGGACAACCACAATACACCTATAAGCAAGTAAAACATTTTATAGATGAATTTGAAATACAAGTTGTTGAAATAAACAATAGTGGTGGTGATTCGTATGTAGTTCAAAAAAATAGAATTAAATCTTTAGTTCCGGTACATACATTAGCAGAAGATAAATCTAAAATTATTTCTGTAATAGAAGCTTTTCAGCCTGATATTATACATTTTCAAGAAATTCCACAATTTGATTTACCTACATTTGTTTTAGATAAAATATTTTCAAATGATAGAAAGTATTTTATTGTAGCAACAACACATGGTTCTTATACAAATCCAGATGATATAATATATCAAGCAGATAGATATGTTTTGGTATCGGAGTGGAGTAGATTAAAATTTGAAAATACTGGCGTTGAGACAATGCTATGGGAATATCCAATAGAAGATTATACATTTGATAAACAATCTGCCCAAAGAGAATTAGGATTTGATTCTAATTGGAAGCATGTATTAATGGTTGGATTATTTTCTCCTGGTAAAAATCAAGCTGAAATATTTGATATAGCAAGACAATTAGAAAAATACAAAATTAAATTTCATTTTGTAGGAAACCAAGCTATGAACTATGAAGATTATTGGAGACCGTTAATGGAATTTGTTCCTGATAATTGTCACATATGGGGTGAGAGAAATGATGTAGATACATTTTATGCAGCTTGTGACCTTTTTTATTTTTCATCAAAATTAGAATTAAATCCATTATCGGTTAAAGAGGCACTAAGTTATAAATTACCTTGTATATTTAGAAAGTTACACACTTATTTGGATACATATGATAATAATCCTTTAGTAACTTACATTGATGATGATTTAAAATTGACCAAAAGAATTATATTAGAAAAATTACAACCTGATTTTTATGAAATACCTGGTTGGTTTTCCTATTCGGATTTGTATGATGAGGTTGTTGAAAAAGTTCCACCATTTGCAAATGTAGTAGAGCTTGGAGCTTGGTTTGGTAAATCAACAAACTATTTAGCAACTAAAATTAAGCAATCTAAGAAAAAAATTAATTTTACAACAATTGATACCTTTAAAGGAACTGATGATGAAGAATTACATCAGAATATTGTAAATTCATTTAAAGGTGATATATTTTATGAATTTATAGATAATACAGTTTTATCTGAAAATTATGATAGTTTTAATGTAATAAAAGATACTTCTAAAAATGCAGCAAATCAATTTGCAAATAGTAGTATTGATTTTATGATGATTGATGCTGGGCATACTTACGAAGATGTAACAAATGATTTAAATGTATGGTATAATAAAATAAAGCCAGGTGGTTACATTACTGGGGATGATTATGGTGGAAGTTTTTTTCCTGGTGTTACAAAAGCGGCAGATGAATTTTTTTATAATCAAATCGCAAGAGGAAATCGTTCATACATTCGTAGAAAACCTAGAATACAAATTAAACATATGTTGACTAGACCGGATGATATGAGAGAAAGAGTATCCATCCAATCTATTAAGCAATTAGAGAAATATGGTATGGTATATCAACCAATTGTAAATAAAGTTTATGAAGGATTGGCACCTGCTGAAAATTGTAGAAGGCCTGAACACATAAGTAAAGATAATAAGCCGGGTGAATTATACCCTGGTGCTGGATTGGGTTGGATGACTGGTAGACATTATGGATGTTATTTAGCACATAGAAACGCATTGGAAACAATCGATGAGGAAAACTTTGATTACACTTTAATATTTGAAGCAGATGCATTCATTTATACTGGATTGGAAGAATTTGTAAATGTAGTACATAAAGCATGTTTTATTTCTGAAAGAGATGATGTTTATTTTATAGGTTTAGCAGATAATCCATCTAGAGGGAAAGATAAAATAGATGATTTATTTTCAAAAACTGCATATAATCAAGACCTTGCACATGCATATCTAATTCCAAATCGAACTAAAGGTTGGTGGATGGAAAGAATAAAAGATTGTGGTTGGGATGTAGGTGACCTTTGGTATAATCACGTATTTTATAATCATCCAAAAAATAGATACACTACCAATAAAATTTATAGTAAGCAGGCAGAGGGATTTTCATTATTAGATTTGACAGTTAAAACTTGGAGTTAATGATATACGATAATTTAAAAAAGAATTTAAATAATAAAATAGATAAACAAAATAAACTTCATTATCATTTTGTTAAAGGACCTTTTGTAGAAATAACAGGTCCAAAAACAGCAAAATACACTGTTGAGTTTATTGATAATTCTAATGGAGAACTTAAATACAAAACAACAATAGGAAATAATTGTTGGTGTAGATGTAGTATTGAATATTTTGTAGAATGGAAAATTAAAATATTTGAAAATGGTAAACTATGGAATGAGTTTACATATGATGCATCTAATAAAAGAGTTTATATTGCTCTAGATTCAAGAGCATTGGGAGATACATTATCTTGGTTTCCATACTTAGAAGAATTCAGAAAAAAACATAATTGTAAATTGGTAGCATCAACTTTTATGAATGATTTTTTCGCAAGTGAATACCCAAATATAGAATTTATAAAACCCGGAGATACAGCAGATAATTTATACGCAATGTATTGTATTGGTTTATTTTATAATGAAGATGATTCTATAAATTTATTTAAAAATCCAATTGACCCAAAAACAGTTACACTTCAAAAAATGTGTTCTGATATTTTAGGATTACCATTTAAAGAAATAAAACCAAAACTTCAAAGAAAGAATCCATCATTACAAAAAATTAATCAAGTTTGTATAGGTGTATTTGGAACTGCACAATCTAAATTTTGGAATAACCCAACTGGTTGGCAAGATGTGGTTGATTGGTTAAATAATAAAGGATATACGGTAAAACTTATTTCAAAGGAAGGTGATGATTATATGGGTAATAAATTACCATATGGTATTGTTAAGCATCCAAACGGCCCAATTGAATTGGTTATGGATGAATTGAAAAAATCTAAAGCGTTTATTGGAATTGGTAGTGGGTTGAGTTGGTTAAGTTGGTCTTTAGATGTACCAACTGTTTTAATAAGTGGATTTTCGTATGATTGGGCAGAGATGGAAGATTGTATAAGAATAGCAGCACCTAAAGGAAAGTGTGAAGGTTGTTTTAATAGAGTAAGATTAAATGCTGGCGATTGGAACTGGTGCCCAGACCATAAAGGAACAGAAAGACAATTTGAGTGTACCAAATCTATTACATCGGAAATGGTAATTAAAGAATTGGAAAAATTTTTATAATGAAAAAGGTTTGGATAAATGGTACATTTGATGTTCTCCATATTGGACACATTAGGTTAATATCCCATGCAGCATCTTTTGGTTTATTAAGAGTGGGAATTGATACCGATGAAAGAGTTCGTTCAAAAAAAGGAGATGGGAGACCATTCAATGCATTAGATGACCGTATGGAATTTATATCTGCTATTAATGGTGTTGATTCCGTTGTATCGTTTGAGTCTGATAGTGAGCTTATAGAAAGAATAAAAGAATGGGGACCTGATATTATGGTAATTGGTAATGATTACAAATACGACCAAATAATCGGAGTTGAATATATTCCTAAAATAGAATTTTTTAATAAAATAGAAGGATTTAGTACAACTAAGATTTTAAAAAACCAAAAGTAATATACTTATATATACAAAAAATAAAACAAAATATTATGGCAGAATTAGATAAAATTCCACAAAAGCAAGCAGTAGAAATTGAAACTGTAAAGTTGGAAGATAGCGTTTTACAAAACGTTACTGAAGTAAATAATCAAATAGCTAATATTGTTAGCAGATTTGGAGAAATCTATATAAGAAGAAACGAACTTCAAGCTGATTTAAAAAGATTGGATGACTTACAAATTCAATTTGATGATGAGTTTAAAGCAAAAAATGATGAATTAAGAGAACTTTTAGATGCTTTAGATGATAAATATCCACAAGGAAGAATAAATTTACAAGATGGTACAATAACATATCAACCTGGTGCACCATCAAGAAAACAAATACAACAACAAGCCGCAACACCTAATTCACAAGGCTTAAGAGTTGTAAAAGAATAATCCGAATATTTATATAGTAAGAAAACTATATGAAAGGATTAGCAAAATTTTTAGTAGAAAGTATATTGGAAGAAGCGGTTCAGATGGACAAGGTAGTAGTTGTCTATTCGGGCCGCTTTCAACCTTTTCATAAGGGTCACTATGCAACGTATGACCATTTGGTTAAGAAGTTCGGAAAGGATAATGTTTATATAGGAACTTCCGATGTAACCGATTCAAAAAAATCTCCATTTGGATTTAAAGAAAAAAAAGCTATAATGCAAAAGATGTTTGGTATTCCATCAAACAAAATCTTTAATGTAAGAAATCCATATGCTCCAGAAGAAATACTTAATAAATTTGATTCAGATACAACTGGTTTTATAACTGTTGTAGGTGAAAAAGATTCTTCACGTTTAGGTGGAAAATATTTTACTCCATATAAAGGTAAAGTAGAAGCTGGTTATTTAGATAAAGGATACGTTTATGCAGCACCTGCACAACCGAATCCTATTAGTGGTACTGATGTTCGTTATTGGTTAAGTAGCGGTTCGGAAGCTGAAAGAAAAAAGAATTTTACAAAAGCATATCCAAAGTTTGATGACCAGATATTCAAAATGATTACTCTTAAATTAAAGAAATTAAAAGAGTGTATTAATGAAGAAATCAAATTGAATGTAAAGGTTGGTGATGAAATCCTAATGGGTAAATTTAAAAACAAAAAAGTTGTTGTTAAATCCATAGGTAAAGATGAATGGGGAATGCCAACTATTAATGGTAAGAAAGCAGTAACATTTAGAATACCTAAAAAAGATATTAAAGAAGGATTAGGTGGTGGAGCTGGTATAGGTTTATCATTATCTGGTGGATATATTAACGGAGCACCAAATCCAAACGATGTTAAGAAATTAAAATCTAAATTGGATAAAGATGGTAGTGAAGAATATCAACCTGTAAAAGAAGACCAAATACCTGGTGGTTTAGCAAAAGGTATGACATTAAAGGATATTGCTAAACATCACAAAATTAGTCCACAAACTTTAAAGAATGAATTTATAAAAGGATATGCGGTAGAAAGAGAACATACAACTGATGTTAATATAGCAAAAGAAATTGCATTAGACCACCTTTACGAAGACCCAAATTATTATAGTAAACTTTCTAAGATTGAAACTCCAATGAGTGAAGGATTGTTATTAGAAGGTGGGGCTTATGGACATATGAACCATCCGTTTGATATTGAAATGAATCTTACCTTTGGTGATTTAAAACAAATTGTAGTAAGAGCCTTAAATGGTGATTTAGAATTAGCAAGAGAAAAGACTGATGGGCAGGCATTAGCAGTTAGTTGGGTAAATGGTAGATTAGTTGCGGCTCGTAACAAATCACACCTAAAGAACAAAGGAGCTGGTGCTATGACGATTGGACAAGTTGCAGATAAGTTTGCCGGTAGAGGTGGACTTACAGATGCTTACAATTTCGCTATGAGTGACCTTTCAAAAGCAATAGGAGCACTATCCGAACCACAAAGAAAAATGATATTCAAAGGTGGTAGTTGTTTTATGAATTTGGAAGTAATATACCCAACATCAGTAAATGTAATTCCTTATGGACAACCATTATTAGTATTTCACGGAACTTTTGAATATGATAAAGATGGTAATGTAATTGGAGAAAACCAACAGGCTGCAAAAATACTTGCTGGTATGATTAAGCAAGTAAATGGACATGTTCAATCCAAATATACAATTCAAGGACCACCAATGCAAAAGATTCCAAAATCAGAACATCTTTCTAAATTGCAAGGAAAGTATATTTCTATGATTGGTAAACTACAATCTGAATTTGGATTATCCGATTCAGATGGTGTTGCTGATTATCATCAAGCATGGTGGACTAAGTTTGTAGAAAAGGGTGCAAAGAAATTAGATACACAAGAAAAAATAGGATTGGTTAAAAGATGGGCTTTTGGTGATAAATCATTCCGTATCAATACAATCCAAGATGCAAAATTAAGAGCTTGGGCTGAACAAACTGACAAACAAGACCAACAAAAAATATCTAAACAAAACCTAATGAAGTTTGAAGAAATATTTTTGGGAGTTGGAGCGGATGTATTATCCTTTATGAGTTCAGTACTTACAGCAAATCCTGATAGCGCCAAAAAACAAATGGTATCTCGTTTAGAGAGTACTATATCTCAAGTAAAAGCAAGTGGTGACCCTAAGAAAATTGCAAAATTAAAATTAGAGTTAGAAAGATTAAATGCTTTGGGTGGATTTGAAAAGATTGTACCAAATGAAGGTATTGTATTCGTATATGGTGGTAACACTTACAAATTAACAGGTGCATTCGCACCCCTAAATCAAATTTTAGGTATTTTTTTCGATAAATAATCTTTTTATTATATTTTGATATACTTATATATACGAATATATTGTATATAATATGGCAAAGGAATTTAATAAAAAGTTTATGCATCCAACTCGTAGGAAGTTGGTAGATATGGTATTAACTGGTGGTGATTATGAAAAGAATACCCAAATATCATTTTCTGGAGCAGATAAAGAAAAAGTAAAACGCAAGGTTGGTGAAAGATGGACTGATGAAAATGGTAAGTCTTGGGAACAACATGCAGCTGGAAAGATAGAAGTTTCTGAGTTGGGTGATATTATGGCAGATGCTAGAGCTTATTTAAATAAATTAAATACTTGTAAATCGGATGATTGTCGTACAATAAAATTAAGTAGAGCTGATAAAAAACTTATTTCTAAGACAGGATATTGTGCAACTTGTTTAGCAAAGAAAGAATTAGTAATTAAATTAGATGGATTGTGGGAAGCATATGAAGATTATAAAATATATAATAATATGATTTCATATGGAAAAGATGTTATTTCACAATTTCAACAAGCTTATAATGATGCTAAGCAAGAATATGAAGTTGTACAAGAAGATGGTACGTTGGAAAAGTGGAGTATGGAAAGAGATGTAAATGAATTAAAAGCAGAAATACTTGCAGATATTACTCGTTTTGAAGAAGAAATACAACAAGCTAAAAAATTAAGAAACGAAGCTTGGGAACAACTAAAAGATAAAGGTTACGATTTAGTAAAACCTCCTGTTGATTAATATGGCTACACCAACTGGAATAACACAAAAGAAATCTTTAAAAGAGATTATTGCAGATGAATACAAAAAGTGTGCGGTAGACCCAATTCACTTTATGAAGAAGTATTGTATGATTCAGCACCCTGTGAGAGGTAAAATACCTTTTCATCTTTTTCCATTTCAGGAAAGTACATTAACACAATTTAAAGATAACCGATTTAATATAGTATTGAAATCACGTCAAACTGGTATCTCAACATTATCAGCTGGATATGCACTTTGGAAAATGATATTCAATTCGGATTTTAACGTATTGGTTATCGCAACAAAGCAAGATGTAGCAAAAAACTTAGTAACTAAAGTGAGGGTAATGCATGAATTACTTCCTAGTTGGTTAAAAGGTGGTTCTTTGGAAGATAACAAACTTTCCCTTCGTTTACATAATGGTTCTCAAATTAAAGCAATTGCATCTTCACCTGATGCAGGACGTTCTGAAGCCTTATCACTTCTAATATTTGATGAGGCCGCCTTCATTGATGATATTGATGAGATTTGGGTAGCGGCTCAATCTACATTATCAACGGGTGGTAGTTGTATTGCATTATCTACTCCTAATGGTGTGGGTAACTGGTTTCATAAAACTTGGTTAGGTGCAGAAGAAGGTGTAAATCCTTTTAACACAATTAGATTACACTGGACAGTTCACCCTGAAAGAGGACAGGCTTGGAGAGATGAGCAAGAGAAATTATTAGGACAAAAGAAAGCAGCACAAGAGTGTGATTGTGATTTCGTAAGTTCGGGTGATACAGTTATAGACCCAGAATTATTGATGTTTTATAAAGAATCATATTGCCAAGAACCTTTAGAAAAAACTGGATTTGATGGAAACCTTTGGAGATGGGAATACCCAACTGCAAATGGTTCTTATATGGTAATTGCCGATGTGGCCAGAGGTGATGGTTCGGATTATTCCGCAGCTCATGTTATGGATATAACAAGTTGTACTCAGGTAGCAGAATATAAAGGTAAGGTTGATACTAAAGATTTTGGAAACTTTTTAGTTGAATTATCTACACAATATAATGATGCTTTACTTGTAATAGAGAACGCAAATATCGGATGGGCGTGTATTCAACAAGTAATAGATAGACAATATAAAAACTTATTCTATATGAGTAAGGATTTAAAATATGTAGATGTGGAGAATCAAATGAGAAACAAATATCGTGCTGAAGAAAGAGGTATGGTTGCTGGATTCTCAACAACATCTAAGACTAGACCACTAATTGTATCTAAATTGGATGAATATTTTAGAGAAAAATCGGTAACTGTACGTTCTAATCGTTTAATAGATGAATTATTTACTTTTATCTTTATGAATGGTAGAGCTGAAGCAATGAAAGGATATAATGATGATTTGGTGATGGCATTTTGTATTGGGTTGTGGGTTAGGGATACTGCACTTAGATTAAAACAGGAAGGAATAGACCTTACAAAGAGGGCTTTGGGTGGTATATCATCAAACCAACAATATTCTGGGGTATATGGTGGTTCTAATTTAGATGATAATCCTTGGAAGATGAGAATCGGTGATGATTTTGAAGATTTAACTCAATGGTTATAAATTATAGCGTTTTGATATTTTCCGATATTTATTGTATATGTCAAAATAAAAGTAAACCAAAATGATTAAATTAACAAATATCCTAAAAGAAGATGAATATGTAGATAATGCATATTCCAAAGGAGATACACCAACGGATAACCCAATTGATGACTATGATGAATTGGATGTAGAGCAAGAAGATATGGATGATTTTATTCAATATCTTAAATCCTATTCACAATCTTTAGATGAAGCAGGATGTAATTGTGTTTACGAAGCAGAGTATCAAGGTAGAGAGGTTAAATTAGGTAAACCAATGCAGGGTGACGTTAAAAAGTTTAAAGTTTATGTTAAGAACCCAAAAACTGGAAAGGTAGTTAAGGTAAACTTTGGAGATAAAACAATGAGAATTAAAAAGTCTAACCCTGATAGAAGAAAATCTTTCAGAGCAAGACATAATTGTGATAATCCGGGTCCAAGAACAAAAGCAAGATATTGGTCTTGTAGAAAATGGTAAAATAAATTATGGCAGAACAAGAATTAGATGACAGAAGTTTTTTTGGTAGATTAAAGAAATTATTTTCAACAAACGCAGTCGTTACCGTTGATAAAGATGGTAAACGTAAAGTTGTTGATGTAGAAGACCGCCAATCAAACACAAACTTTGTGAATCTTAGAGATAGATACACTAAGTTACAAAGGTCATACTTCGAAACACACCAGGGTGCACAATCTATGGCATATCATCAAGTTCGTAGAGAACTTTTTAGAGATTATGATGCTATGGACCAAGACCCTATTATTTCTTCTGCATTAGATATATATGCTGATGAAAGTACAACTAAGAATGAATATGGTGATGTACTTCAAATTAAATCAACAAACGAAAATGTAAGAGAACTATTGCATAATTTATTCTATGATATAATGAACATAGAATTTAATTTGTGGCCTTGGATTAGAAACTTAGTAAAATATGGTGATGCTTTCTTAGCATTAGAAATTATGCCTGGTAAAGGTATTATTAATGTAATGCCACACTCAACATATAACGTAGAAAGATTAGAAGGTACTGACCCTAACAATCCTGATTATGTAAAATATAAAGTTGAATTGGATAGATTTGGTAAAAAAGAATATGAGCAATATGAAATGGCTCACTTCAGAATGTTATCAGATACAAATTTCCTTCCTTATGGTAAAGCAATGATTGAAGGTGCAAGAAGAATTTGGAAACAATTATCCCTTATGGAAGATGCGATGTTAATCCATCGTATTATGAGAGCACCTGAAAAGAGAGTATTCAAAATTGATATAGGTAACATTCCACCACAAGAAGTGGATAACTATATGCAAAAGATTATCAACAAAATGAAGAAAACTCCATTCGTTGATAAAAATACAGGTGATTACAACTTAAAATATAATATTCAAAATCTTACTGAAGATTTCTTCTTACCTGTTCGTGGTAGTGATAGTGGAACTTCTATTGATAATTTAGCAGGATTAGATTATGCAGCAATTGAGGATATTGATTATTTAAAAAATAAATTATTTGCAGCATTAAGAGTACCAAAAGCTTACTTATCTTATGATGAGAACGTAAATGGTAAAGCAACTCTTGCAGCAGAAGATGTTCGTTTTGCAAGAACTATTGAAAGAATTCAACGTACAGTTGTTAGTGAATTAGCAAAAATTGCAGTAGTTCACTTAGCAGCACAAGGTATTGAGGATTCGGAAATGACAAATTTTGAATTAACTCTTACTAACGCTTCTACGATATATGAGCAAGAAAAGGTTAATTTATGGTCTGAAAAAGTAAGATTAGCATCGGATGCAAAAGCACTTAATATGTTATCATCAGATTGGGCTTATCATAATATCTTTGGATTATCGCAAGATGAAATTGATATTGAAAGAGCAAAAGTAATATTAGACCTTAAAGATAGATTCAGACATACATCTATTGAACAACAAGGACAAGACCCAGCAAACCCACCACAACAACAAAATGTGGAAGAAGAAATCAGTAAATTAAAAACTGAAATTGAATTAAACAGGGGTGTTGGAAGACCAAAAGAAGGAAACACTTATGGTAAAGATAAGCATCCGTATGGTAGAGACCCATTAGGAGATAAGGAGAATCATAAGGAGAGAAAGAGAGATGATAGACAAATAAATACTAACGCTAAAAAGCTTGCACGTGAATATATAAACGGAATTTCATCAAAAAAGACGATTTTAAGTGAAAAATCGGGTATGCTTGATGAAAAAAACTTATTAGATGATACTAAAATTTAATAAAGAAAAATTTGTTTATATTTATATGTGTTAGTTTATAGGGTAGAACAAATATAGGGTAAGTAAATGAAAAAAATTAAACATTCCAAGTTTAAGAACACTGGAGTGTTATTTGAATTATTAGTAAGACAAATAACATTGGAAGTTCTTAATGGAGATAAAACTGAAAACGCTAAAAACATCGTAAAAGAATTCTTTGCGCCAAACACAGAATTAAACAAAGAATTACGTCTTTATGATATATTATTGAAGGAAAAGTATAATTCCGAAACAAAAGCAGATAGATTGGTAGAAACGGTATGTGATGCACATGCTAAATTAAATCAATCAGCACTTTCTAAGGAAAAATTTAACCTTATTAAAGAAATTTCAGAAAAATTTGAAATTGAACAATTCCTATCATCACCTATTTCTAATTATAAAGTTCTAGCATCTATATATAAAGTATTTGAATCTAAGAGAGCTGAAGGATATGATATTAAAGATATTTTTAATTCTAAGATTACCCTAATCGAAAACATTACTTCAAAGCCTGCTCAATTAACTAAACCAACGGAAGATAAAAAGTTAATTGAAACCTATAAACAACAAGACAAAGACCTTAGATTACTTACCTATAAGATTCTAGTAGAAACTTTCAACAAAAAATATACTAATTTAGATGATTCTCAAAAGAATTTGTTGAAAGAATATATAAACAACATCACTAATACTACAAAATTCAAAGATTATGTTGGACAAGAATTACCAAATATAATTTCAGAATTAAGTTCTATTAAATCAAAACTAAAAGATAAAGTTACTCAAATTAAATTATCAGAAACTATTTCCGTTTTAGAAAAAATGAAAATTGGAAAAACTGTATCTGATTCTCAAGTTTCATCAATTATGCTTTCTTATGAGCTAATTAAGGAACTTAAATCTAAAGTAAAATAATGGAAGCAAGAATAAAAGAAGCAATCCGTAAATACGTTAGAGAAAGAAACATTCAAAAAAGTTTGGATGAAATGTCTGTAACAGGAAATGTTGCAGGATATAACACACCAGCTGCATTTGCAAAACCTGGTCAAACTGCAAAAAAGAATAATAGACTAGCTAAAGTAACTGGTGGTACTGTTGTTGATAATTTGGAAGAAGGTGAAAAGGATTGGGCATTGGGAGATATTCCTGCTAGTAAGGATGAAGCATTACCAATGAAACCAACCGCTGCTAAAGATATAGATGGTGGAAAAATAGCAGATATTAGTGGAATGATTTTGGATGAAAATCGTTGGTTAGAATTAAAAAGAGAAGAATCTTCACCAAAAGCAAAAGTTGGTAGAGGAGTTTCTAATATACACAAACAACTTTCTGAAATAGAGAAGTTTGTTAATTGGTATTCTAAAATTAAGAACGAAAACGGACTTAAGAAAGAAGATTACTGGAAAAGAACAAATGCATCTTTATACAAAATCAGAGAAAGGTTAATGGGAATAACTGAAAAACTAAGAACATTGTAATATGCCAGCAGTATCAAAAGCACAACAAAGATTTATGGGTATGGTCCATGCAACTCAAAAAGGTGATATGGAAGCACCATCTAAAGAAGTTGAAAAAGCAGCAGATTCAATGAAAAAATCAGATGCTAAAGATTTTGCATCTACAAAACACAAAGGATTACCTATGCACAAAGAAACAATAACAAAAGCAAGATTGAAAGAACTTGTGAAAGAAGTAATGGTTGAAGAAGCAGAATATCAAGCGTTCTTCAAAAAAGCATTAGAAAAAGCTGGTAAATCTATCAACGCAATGTCCGATGATGAGAAAAAAGCATTTTTTAATAAAATCGATTCCGCTTGGAACGGTAAAGGAGAAAAGAAATAATTATGAAATCGCTTTTAATAGAAACCCAATTATTTGAGGGAAAGCTTAAGGAAGATGATGGTGGTAGAGTCTTAGTTAAAGGCGTTCTACAAAGAGCTGGTGCGGAAAACCAAAATGGTAGAGTATATCCAAAACCAATCTTAGAAAGAGAAGCTAAAAAATATTTAACATTTATTAAAGAACGTAGAGCGTTGGGTGAATTAGACCATCCAGATTCTACTGTAATTAATTTAAAGAACGTATCACACAATATTAAAGAAATTTGGTGGGAAGGTGATGACCTTTGTGGTACAGTTGAAATACTTGGTACACCATCTGGTAATATCTTAAAAGAATTATTAAAAGCTGGTATTCTTTTAGGTATTTCTTCAAGAGGTATGGGTTCAACTAGACCAATGCAAGGAAACAAAGTAGAAGTTCAAGAAGATTTTGAATTGATTGGATGGGATTTTGTTTCTAATCCATCTACACATGGTGCATTTATGGTCCCAATGAATGAATCGGTAAATCCATTGAAAAATATTGGTACTGATGTTTGTGGTGAATACTGTAAGGCACAAGACCTAATGAGAGAAATAATAACTGAAATAGCATAAGATGAGCAAGAATTTTGATATATACAACTACGTTCACAACAACAAATTTAAGTTGAATGTGGAGCAACCTAAAGGTGTAACTAAAGTAGCTAAAGGATACAATGACATCCGTAAAACCGCACTTAGTGAGGTAAAAATTAAGGATGGTAAATTTTCTATTAAAGAGAATTTAGAACAACCTGATAGAAAATTATCTTTAGAAGTTAAAAAGCACTTCTTAGAAATTATATCTACTTACAATACTTTCCAAGACCAAATGAAACGCAATTCAGATATGACTGAAGTTTCAGAAACATTGGGTGCAATTGTTGAAGCTGCAAAAGAATTATCTTTGAGAGAAGCTAATGATTGGTTCGATGCTCAGACTGTAAAAAGAAATATGAGTGAATTGGATAAGTTGGGTAAGCAATTTGATAAATTCTCTGTTGAAGCAAAAGCAATGGATGAAAGATTACATGCTTTATATGAAGATATGGGTCACATCTTAAATCGTTACTATGAAATCTCTGACATCCCAACTGATGTAATGAGAGAAAGACTTGCAATGAAAAAGAAATACTAATATGATTCGTTTAACTGATTTAGCTGGAAATGGTTCTTTCACTATGGGTGGTAAGAAATTTGAATATGGAAAGGTTTATTCTAATCCATTTGCATCTGCATTCAAACCTGTAAATGAAGGGGAAGAGTCAGAAGACCATGAAGTTTCTATGGCACAAAATCAGTTAGATTCTATTATCAAACATGCAACTGAATTAAAACAAAAAATGGGTGAAGAAGAAAAGCAAATTCCTGCTTGGATTCAAGACCACATTACTAATTCAGAAAACTATATATCTCAAGCGGCTTCTAATTACCACGAATATGGTGATTCAAATGAAAATGTAGTAACTGAAGCAAGTGATATGGATTTAGTTAAAAATATGGAAAAAACCATTAAAGATTTAATGGCTAGATTGAATGTAACAAAAGATTCAAAACAAAGAGAAGCGATTAAAAAAGGTATTGTGGTTAATATGGGTATTCTTAATTTTTGGAAAGGTAGAATGGTGGGTGATAAAATAAGAGAAGTAAATGAAGCATCACCTTGTTGGAAAGGATATAAGCAAGTTGGAATGAAAAACAAAAATGGTAAAGAAGTTCCAAATTGTGTACCTGAAAGTGTAATGAACGAAGCTTCTGTTGCAAAATTACAAAAAGATTATGGTAAGGTTGTAGAATTAATTCAACAACATTTACAAAAATATAAATCAGCAAAAAACGATGCTGAAAAGAAAAAGCATGTTGAAGAACTTAAAAAATTAAACACAACTAAAAAGAAAATTGAAGCAGAAATGGATAAAACAATTAGTTCTTTATACCAAGATGCAGAGTTAGAAGAAGGTTGTGGTTGTAAATAATTCTTTAGAAAATTACGTTTTAATTAATTTTTATATATTTATTCATACAATAACGTATCCTATATACGTTTTTTATTGGTAAATGAATACTCTCGTTTTATGAGTAGTGACCAAAACGCCAATTAATAATTCTATTTAAGCTCACAATACAATAGCTTAAGAAATCCGAAATAATAAGGAAACACAATGGCAAGTTCAAAATTGTTGAAAGAAGCAATTGCTGATGCTAAAGCTGTACGTGAAACTGCTATTGCTAACGCTAAAATCGCACTTGAAGAAGCGTTTACTCCGAGATTACAATCTATCCTTTCTAAGAAGCTTCAAGCTGAAATGGAAAGTGAAGAAGAAGAAGCTCCAGAAGTAAATGAAGATAATCAAGCATCAAGCGAAATTGGTGGTGGTGATAACAAACAACCTGCAGACAAAGTAAACTCAGCACAAACTGACTTGAGTGGTATCTCTAAGCAATCTGGTGAACCAGGTTCTGAAGTAGAAGACTACGACAAAGTTAAAGACCTTACCGAAGGTGAAGATGAAGAGTCAGCAGAAGATGCAGCAGAAGATGCAGCAGAGTTTGGTGATGCAGCTCCATCTATGGAAGGTGAAGAAGAAATGGCTCCTGAAACTGACGAAGATGAATTAGATTTAGAATCTATCATTCGTGAGTTAGAAGCTCAAATCGCGGAAGAAGAAGGCGAAGAAATGGCACATGAAGATGAGCCAGCAGTAGAAGGTGAAGAAGCACCGGTTGAAGAACCAGTAGCAGCTGAACCACAAGCTGAACCTGCAGTTGAAGCTGAAGAAGTTCCAACTGAAGAACCAGCTCACGATGATGAGGAAATCGATTTAGATGAAATCCTTCGTGAAATGGGATATGGTGATGACGAAGAAAAAGTTGATGAAGCTGAAGAACCAGCTCATGACGAAGAAAAAGAGAAAATGGCTGAAGAATTACAAGAAGCTTATTCTACAATCAAATCTTTGAAATCAACTATCAACGAAGTAAATTTGTTAAACGCAAAATTACTTTACGCAAACAAATTGTTCCGTTCTTATAACTTAACAAACGAACAAAAAGTTAAGGTTGTTGAGAATTTAGACAGAACATCTTCTGTAAGAGAAGTTAAATTGGTTTACGCAACTTTAGCAGAAAGCATGAAGTTCACTGGTACTGAAAGAAAAGTAGCAGCTAAGAAAACGATGACTGAAGGATTCGCTTCTAAGCCACAAGCTACAACAGCTCCAGCAAAAGAAATCATCGCTGAAAGCTCAAACGAATTAGCTAACCGCTTTAAGCAATTAGCTGGTATCGTAAAATAACAATCCATAAAAAAATAATAAAAAATGGCAAATTTTGATTTAGGAAAACTTATGGAAGGCAAGAACCCACAAGCAGTAATGTTGGCTGAAACACGTCAATTGAAAAACAAGTGGGAGAAGACTGGTCTTCTTGAAGGTTTAAAAGAAAGAGAGCAACACTCTATGGCAGTGTTGTTAGAGAACCAAGCTAAGCAATTATTAGACGAGGCTACTCAAACTGGTACTTCAGCAGGTTCTGAAGAATGGTCTGGTGTTGCATTACCATTAGTAAGAAGAATCTTTGGTGAAATCGCTGCGAAAGAATTCGTTAGTGTTCAACCAATGAACTTACCTTCTGGTCTTGTATTCTTCTTAGACTTCAAATATGGTTCTGCACAAGGTGCTGAAGGACAGTTCGGTGGTAAATCACTTTTCGGTGGTACTAACGTAACTGGTTCAGCTTCTAACTTCGGTAGAACTAACACAGCTACAAACGGTCTTTATGGTGAAGGACGTTATGGCTATTCAGTAAATGATGCATCTGTATCTGTTGGTAATGGTTTAATTACTTCAGCATCTGCAACATGGGCTGAATTAGGTTTTGATGCAGCTGTTTCAGCATCTGCAGCAGCTAACCAAGTTATTAAATTAACTATCGCTAAATCTAACATTTCTTCTGTAGCTGATACTGAAGCTGTTAGAGCATTTGCTGCACAAAGCACAAAAATCGCTAACCAATTCCCTCAGTACAACTATGTATCTGGTAATAACGTGGTATTATTCGTATCAGCATCTTCTGCTGTATCTTTATACCAAGGAGTAAGTGCTGCACCTGGTGCAACTAATATCCTTTACTCTGAGCAACCAGTTGCTTCAGATAGAGGTGATTTCGAAGACCAAACTGCAAATAGCGCTGGTAACACAACTACTGCATTGGATATTCCTGAAATCGATCTTGAATTAAAATCAGAGGCTATCGTTGCTAAGACTCGTAAGTTGAAAGCAGTATGGACTCCTGAATTAGCGCAAGACCTTAACGCTTACCACTCAATTGATGCAGAAGCTGAATTAACTTCTATGTTATCTGATTATATCTCTTTAGAGATTGATTTAGAAATCTTAGATATGTTAAAGAGCAACGCATTAACTACTGAATACTGGTCAACTAACGTT